TTGATTTTCGGATTCTTCTTTTTCGTCGGATTCTTCTTGATTTTCGGATTCTTCTTGATCTTCGGATTCTTCTTGATCTTCGGATTCTTCTTGATCTTCGGATTCTTCTTGATTTTCGGATTCTTCTTGATTTTCGGATTCTTCTTGATCTTCAGATTCTTCTTGATCTTCAGATTCTTCTTGATCATCCTCGTCAACATCGGCTTTCTCTTGGTCTACATTTGTATCAGTAGAAGAGCTTACCATTGCCTCCAAATAAAGCAGTTGTATAAGGACCTCATCGTTCAAAGTTCCATAATAGGTTTTCGCAGTATTCTGTCCATTTCCCAACTGCATTTTCAGTTCACGTACACGTTGCATCATCGCTTTTCCTGACATTTTTTTATCACCGCGTTGTCCTTTCAATTGAAGAATACGTCCAATCGATTGACGTAAAAAATTCATATCATACGTCTTACCGCGTTTACCATCAACTGCGAGTACCACATTTTCTCCATTTGCTTCAATGTCTAATAATGTGTGTTGATAACATTCTTGGTTTTCATCGCATCGGTATCCGACAGGGCAGCGTGCACCATCATCACAACGCAATGTCTTTACTACGGGGATAGCCACCTTCTCAACTTCAACCGGTTTTATTTTCAATACTCTCTCTATAAAGGAGGATACAGGGGCACTAGACGCACGTTTTTCGACACATACGACCAATTTGATTAATTTGTCCTTGGTTGTCGCCTGTTGAATATATTTTTTCCCAGTTTTTTCGCCGATAAAGCCAGATATCATATCCCGAAGAGCCTGCATATTTTCACTAGCTAGTTCCGCATAACGAGTTTCATCTTGATCAGTTAACGTATAATCGCCAGTGCATCCTAGGAACTTGTCGCTACGTTTGCGAGTACCCCCTTTTCGTNTATGCGATAGATTCCGACGAGTTGATTTTGACATAATCCAAGTATTACTATTAGAATATAAGTATATATTTTCTATACATATATTTCCTTTGGATCTTTCTAACAAAAAAGATAATAAACTGATTATCACATTTCTTACAAATGGATAATAGGAAAGGACAGAAGTGTATTATGAATACAAGTGAGTATCCGTTTTTTCTCTAAATTATAGGGACGAATGGACTGGATACATTCGTCATAGGTTTTCCATTTCATATCACTCACTTCGGTCGGTTCGTAATGACTAATGTCGCTAGTATCACTAACATTCATGTAGGCCAAGTAATATTTATGTTTGTACGACTTGTAATTTGAACCGGTGAATACTTCTTCGAATGGGAATAAATTCTTGATATTATGAATAGATTTCTTGTTATAACCAGTTTCCTCACAAAACTCTCTAACTGCACAATCATAATCCTTTTCCATATAATTGCGGCGACCTTTTGGAAATCCCCATTCATTCGTTTCCCAACACATATATTGCATACTTTCGTCAACCATACTTTTCAGTGAATAAGATCCATTTTGATGATCAAAACCAGCGGTCAACGTATTGAACTTGTCCCTAGATAAATTTTCTTCGTTCTTATATTGAGTGGAATTCACATCGATTCCCCAAACCTCGCACCATATTTCGTTAAATGTACATGTCTTTAGTTTTAGTTTTTCACTATTCGTCATTTGTTTCAACATATTCATAATATAATCCTTGTTGTTCACTGAATATTTGCCCCGCATAAAATCAATGAATCCAAGCGTGTCCTTTCGGCAAATCATAAGATATTGCAATTCCTGATTGTGAATGCGATATGCAACAATACCAATGCTTGTTATGGGCATTTTGCATTGATGATACAAATGTCCCTGTTTTCCGCAATTATTACAATAGTTATCGCCCATGTTTATTTTCTAATTCCGATTCTACTGTATTATATATTCACGCGTCTATATATATTTCAATCAATGTATTTTGATCCGTCTGTATGGGGACCACATTATTGGTTTTTTTTACATACAGTTGCCGAATCTTACCCCGAACATCCGACACCCGTGGCAAAACGAAAATATTATGATTTAGTGCAAAATATGCCGCTATTTCTTCCGATTGTCGAAATTGGAAACAATTTCAGCGATTTGTTAGACAAGTACCCTGTATCGCCTTATTTAGATTCGAAACAATCTTTCGTGCGATGGGTACATTTTATTCATAACAAGGTGAACATGAGGTTAGGAGTTCCCGAAATATCCTTGGCTGAGGCCATAACAAAATATCGTGATGCTTATAAACCGAGACCACTCTATTTAGCGGAAAAAATCAATATGCGCAAACATTATGTACATGCCATACTCATTATTTGTTTACTTTTGTCGATATATATATGGTATGAATAGTTTGGTTCTCTCTTGTCTGGTTTCTTTTTATACAGATAATGTAAGAACGAAATAAAATGCGGATTGAATTGTGGATATTCTTAGTGGCGGGATTGATCATTGCGAATATATACACCGAGGGTGTTTATATGAAGACGGTTTTAGCATGGAAAAAATATTATCAAATGGCCGGCGTAGCTTTCGGTGCATTTATGTTATATATTCTTTTAAAAAAGAATCCACTCCGAGCCCAGCAAATAGTGAGTGCATCGAATGATTACATTAAGTATTTGCCAATTGATCGCAATACAAGCAATATGATATCACCTATTTTGGATTTTACATCGAAAACTGGGTTTGCGCAAAGCGGTGGCGAAGGAAGTAATTATCCAATCATTCCTGTACCGTCCCAGCAACAAGCAGAAACGCGCATAGTAAATTCCGGTAAAAAATCGACAAAGCGATCGGTTAGCGAAACAAAGAAGAAATTCGTCGCATCACGACAGAATTGGAAATGTGGTGATTGTCAAAGTCAACTAACTGCCTGGTTCGAGGTAGATCACAAGGTTCGTCTGGAATATGGAGGTAGCAATCATGTAGATAATTTAGTGGCATTATGCAGAGAATGTCATGGAAAAAAAACAACGATGGAGAACTTATGATCGGTTTAGTAAGATTTGGAAATATACCTTTCTTAATGGCGACATTATTTTATACAATTATGTTATATTAGTAATAAGGTAATTGTTATGGATCCAATAAATACGTTGAAAAACAAGATTGTAGCTGTAGATAGTAATCGCATCAGTACATTAGCAGCCATTTTTTTTTTAATAGTATCTTTATATGTAGCTTATACCAGTTATTATGACCCTGTATCTGGAACTGCAAATGCATTCGGATCCACTGGTTTAATTAGTATTCCGTTCATGCTAGGACTAGGTTATTTTGCGTATTTATACTTGGCATCCGCCTTTCCCAGCCAGACAACCACGTTTATAGTCTTATTTTCCTTGTTCGCAGCATTCATTGTGGGAACATATGGATACACCATGATCTCAACCGGTGGTCTCTCTACATTATCCTATCTATTGGGCATTATTATGATGTTGGGTCTTATTGTCGGTTTGGCAATCTTCTTTTATTTTTTTAGCAATTATTTGAAATCAACCACTGGATGGGGCAGTGTATTTGTGTATTTTACATTTTACCTTCCTTGTCTTCTTCTCGATATGATGAATTACATCGTACGTGAGTTTAAAATAACAACGCGTCCGGTATATATTCTCTTGGTTATCGAGTTAATTGTTGCTGCATTGTACATTTATTTACCCAAATTGTTCGCAGCGTTCTTGGAAGATAGTAGTATATGGGTATTGAAAGAAAGCGTGTTTTTGGATGAACCGACTGTTCTACCGATAAAGGGAGATAATTTACTGAAGAAACAAACCCTCGTTCTCTCCGATACACAAGGTCCTACTATACGACATAATTACGGGGTGTCTATGTGGGTCTACATGAACAATCATTCTTCCAACATGATTGCCTACAACAAAGAAACAAACATATTTAATTACGGGGAAGGAAAACCTAAAATAACTTTCAATAATACCGATAATGATCCCAATCGTTCAGGAGAACGTGATACTTATCGTTTTTACATAACAAATCAAATGCCAGACGATGGTTCTGATAATTATTATGACATGAAACTTGCGAGCCAAAAATGGAACCACATTGTTTTTAATTACACTCCCCATTACGCAGATTTGTTTATTAATGGACGTTTAGAGAGAACCTTTTACTTTAAGAACATGGCACCTCCCGAATTCAAGTCTAGCGACGTAGTGCATATTGGAGCAACAGATGGTCTGAGTGGGGCAATTAGCAACATCCGTTATTACACGAAGAACGTATCCAAGTCCATGGTGTCAGCGGAATACAATGTATTGAAAAAGCAGTCCCCACCTACAATTTAATTTGTAGGTAAGTAGTATAGAATACATTCATGAACACAACTGCCATCGTTTTAGCCATAATTGTGATTCTTTTGATCTATGTTTTATACAGGTTCTTTCGTCTGAGTTCTACCGAATTAATTAGCACAGCAAGTCTTACTGGTACTACCCCCGAAATTCCGATCACAAATAGTCCAACAAGTAGTCGATATGCATATGGAATATGGATATATGTGAATTCATGGGATACGAGTAAAGAGAAGGTTATCTATCATCGCAATGAGAACATAAAAGTGTATTTCGACAACATCGCCCCCGTCTTGAAATGCGACATAACAATGAATAGCGGTGGAGTTAAAACAATTGAAATAACCGATGCATTCCCCTTACAAAAATGGACACAAATTATTGTCAGCGCAGACAATCAATATGTCGATGCATATATCGACGGCAAGTTAGTTAAATCGTCCCGTATTTACGACGAGACAAGTACTGAAGGGATTGATACCCCCAAGGTTCCACTATCCACATCTACGTCAATGCAATTGGGTGGAGGATATGACGCGTATGTATCCAAGTTCAAACATTGGAATATTCCAATCAACCCTGAGATCGCATGGTCTTCTTATATGGAAGGCAATGGGGATAGTAGTCTGAAAAACATTGTTTCGTCCTATGGTGTCGATCTATCCATATTGAAAGACAATGTAGAACAGACCAAATTTCGGGTTTTTTAGGCTCGTATCTACTAAGGTTCTCTCTCGTGTTATTTGAATTGTTGAATATATTGTTATGTGTGTAAAATCGTTTTATAGTTCTATTATATACTATAGCACGATTATGAACATCCCTCCTCCAAATATCGGCTCAAATCCTCCGATTCCATCCACCACTGCGCAAATATCTTCTAGCGCGAGTGCCGTCGGAGACAATATTAGCAATGCATTTGGCAATCTATCTCAATCCGTATCATCAACCGTGAGTAAGTTCTCTGAACAAGCAGAAGCCGGTGTTGGCGCATCCTCTGGTTTTTTACAATCGAATACCATCATCGCAAAATTCGCGTTTCTGATCCTTGTTATTATTGTGTTCTTGTTTTTATTGAATTTAGGAATAACCATCATTCAATATTTTCAATCCTCGTCAAACAGTCCTTATTTAGTAAAAGGTATGATTAATGGAAACAATAGTATGACTATTCCACAAGATCCATTGAATGGCGACTCCATTTTGATCAAAAGATCGAACAATGAACCTACTGGTCTAGAATTCACTTGGTCTACTTGGGTTTTTGTGAATGAACTGAACGCGGGTACAGAGTTTCAGCACATATTCAGTAAGGGCAATTCGTCATTTAATGAAAAGGGCTTGGCTGATGTAAACAATGCTCCCGGGCTTTATCTCAAACAAAACACATCCAGTGTTGATAATGCTGCGAATACTGCATCTCTTCATGTTATCGTGAACACGAATACTAGCCCAGACAATAGTATATCCATTATCGACGATATTCCATTGAAGAAGTGGGTGAATGTGATCATTCGTATGCAAAATACAGTTATGGATACGTACATCAATGGCACTGTATCCGCACGTCGCAATTTGGAGGGTGTTCCCATGCAGAATTACCATGATGTCTTGGTTTGTCAGAATGGAGGGTTTAATGGTAATTTGTCAAATCTCAGGTATTATGACGAGGCCCTGAATATATTCGAAATAAACAAGATTGTCGCCAATGGTCCAGATACATCTGCAAGTGATTCTGATAAATACTTGGCACCCACTTACAATTATTTGTCGAGTATGTGGTATACAGCAAAGTTATAATCACCATTACATTCGACAGATAATAGTAGAAAAACACAATTATATTGGTATGATTGTGTTTTAGATAGTTGTTCTAATATGAAAAAAACAATCTACTTATTTATTATACACGTGTTATCTGATACCAACTTATGCATTCTGCAGAGTTGGTTTATCCTGATATTCAATCTGGACATTCATTCACGAATGTATTGCTTATCAACAGTGATGTGAGAGACTACCATGTATTTGTTGACGCTGTCAACCCAACTACCTTTCCCATTGTTTATTCGACGAGTTCATCGAAGTCTGATCTCTTGGCCATTTTGCAGAGTCATTTTACAGAGATTCAAAGGATCGGTTTTTGCTTTGTTTCCAAGTTTGAAGATCCAAGTGAAATGTTTTTAGACGACATGTCATTCGCATCTAGTGAAAATAAAGATTTTACTGTGGATATTATCACAAGTTTCCATGTTAAGAACATTGATTATTTAGCATGTAATACATTGATGTCGATAGAATGGAAGGATTATTACGACAGTTTAACTCAACTAACGGGTGTTATAGTGGGTGCATCTGATGATAGAACAGGAAATCTTAAATTCGGTGGGGATTGGATTCTGGAGAGCACGTCGGAAGATGTGGAAACGGTTTATTTTACGCAAAACATTGCATATTACCAGTATTTGTTAGATCAGGACTTTTTTCCTAACAAGAATGCATTTGCAGCTTTAAAAACGGATGGATCCGTTGTTGCTTGGGGAAATTCGACAAGCGGTGGCAGCGTGCACCCAGCTATACTGAGTCCTTCTGGTTCAAACCTAACGTCGAATGTTGTTAAAATTTTTTCTACTCCTTATACATTTGCAGCTTTAAAAACGGATGGATCCGTTGTTGCTTGGGGAGATTCGAGATACGGTGGCAGCATAGCTACACTGAGTCCTTCTGGTTCGAATCTAACTGCGGGTGTTGTTAACATTTTTTCTACTGGTGGTGCATTTGCAGCTTTAAAAACGGATGGATCCGTTGTTGCTTGGGGAGATTCCGCATACGGTGGCGGCGTAGCTACACTGAGTCCTTCTGGTTCGAATCTAACNNCGNNNGTTGTTAACATTTTTTCTAATTATACTGCATTTGCAGCTTTAAAAACGGATGGATCCGTTGTTGCTTGGGGAAGAGAACACCGGTGGCAGCATAGCTACACTGAGTCCTTATAGTTCAAACCTAAATTCGGGTGTTGTTAATATTTTTTCTACTCGTAATGCATTTGCAGCTTTAAAAACGGATGGATCCGTTGTTGCTTGGGGAGATATGGAAAAAGGTGGCAGCATAGCTACACTGAGTCCTTCTGGTTCAAACCTAACGTCGAATGTTGTTAACATTTCTCCAGTATCATGGAGGAATAATAGAGTTTATAGTCCACAAAAAACTGCGAGTGAACGCCGAATAGAAGGAGCAACGATTGATGATCTACGCAACGAGGATTTTACCGAAGAAGAGATATTAGGTGCTGGATATAGTGAAGCTGATCTACATGATGCTAGTTTTTCCATATATGATTTGAGCAATAGTGGATATTTCACGAGACTGGAAATAGCAAATGCTGGGTATACAATACTCGATTTAAGCAATGGAGGTT